CCGTAGCCGTCGCCGGAGCCGTAGCCGTAGCCGTAGCCGGAGCCGTCGCCGGAGCCGGAGCCGTCGCCGTCGCCGTAGCCGTCGCCGAAGCCGGAGCCGAAGCCGGAGCCGGAGCCGGAGCCGGTCACGCCTTCCACGCCGGCACTCCGTCGATCGACGCCTTCGCGGCCGGCGTCACGTCGAGGACTTCGAAGCCGTTCGGGCTAGTCAGCTCGACGCGCGGGACCGCAGCCGGGAACTTGCACTGCGTCGGGTTCTTCACGCCGTCGACGGCGAGCTGCGAGAGCGACGCCGCGCCGCTCCAGAACCAGAGCCGCCGCGCGTCGGTCAGCACCTTGATAGTCTCGGTCGACTCGGGCTCCAAGAACCCGGCGAACACGCCCATGACGCAGGTGCGGACGATCACGAACTTCTTCTGCTTGGCCTTCTTCACGAGCACTCCTTTGCCGCTCTCGCGGCGGTTGGTTGTTTCAGTCCCTCGGATCGGGCTGGCCTTGCGGGACCGCTTCGGGCTTCCGCTCGTAGTTCGCCGCAAGGTGGTTCAGTAAGGCCGCCTCAGCCGCTTCGAGCGCGGCGGCGCGTCCGCTTCCCTTGCCGCGCGCACCTACGTCATAGGCGGCGTAACGGTAGTCTCGGACGAGGACGCGCAGGGTTTCGTCCTGACCTTGAGACGCCGCGCCTTGAAAGCGTAGCGCCTCGGGTCCGTGTTGGTTGTTCGTCTTCATGCTTTTGCCTCTCTGTAGCGCAAAACCCGATACTCTGCTTGATCGGTAAACCTTAGAACCTCAAAGGCAGCCTCAGGCCATTCGACAGTCTTTTTCGACGTTCTACGCGACAGAGTGTAAGGATCGAACTCCGTTCGGGTGATCTCGACGACGGCGACGCGGCATTTCAAACGCCGCGCGCCTTCGTCGGTAGTCATCAACTCGCCGTTGAGGCTGAACATCGAGCGGAGGCCCGCTGTACTGATTCCTTGGCTACTTTCATCAGCCAAGCGAAATGCTCCAACTGCGCCACGGTATGCCGGTGCGGCTCACGCATCGCGCCGCGGACGTTCGACACGGCATCGAAGTCGAACGGGACGTGTTTCGGAGGAAGATTCGCCGCGTCTTTGCAGGCTTGCGCCTCGCTAACGAGTCGCGAAACTTCTGCTTCGAGCGCCAGACGGTCTTTGAAGTTCATGTTTCGTCTCCGCAAACCTCGCATATACCGTCGTCGAGTCGGCATGTCGGGTATGTTTCGCCGTATTCGTCGTCGGTCATGCTTCGCCTCGGGCTTTGCGCAGGGCGGAGCGGAGGTCGTTCACGGCTGCGCCATTGGTCGTCAAAGCGAATCGGTGCCCTTGCTCCGCGTCCGCTTCCAAGGCCAGTAAGATTCGTTCGCACGCCGCATAGAGGTCGGGACTCGCGGCGATCAACGCGGCGTTCGCGTCGCGTTCTTCTCCGACCGGAACGCGACAGATGTTGACAGGTCCGTCCGCGTTGACGGCTTCCGGGTACTGCGACGGCAGGCCGGATTTGATCCACGGTCCCGGCGTGAAATTGGTATCGCTCATGGCGTCCTTTCTTGGCTGAACCTCCGCACAGTGGACCGCCTGACGGACAGGCGGTCGGGTATGCGGAGGCTCAGGACTTGGCGCGGGTTTTCCAGAACGGATCGAACGCGAAGGGAACGTCGAACCATCGTCCCGGCGTCCCGTCGCCTTGGTTCACGAAAACCATCGCGGCCTTCTCGTGGAGCGGGTAGCGCTCGAGGATCGTCGTCGTCTCGGGCGTCGCAGGGAAGTACAGGTCCGACTCGTGATGATCGGTTTCGATCCCGGCTGCGATCAGTTCTTCGTGGAGGGTCATCGTCGTCTCATCCTTTCGCGTTCATCCTACCCAACGTGGGCAGGTTGTCAAGAGGGTAAACCGGATTCGCGGACGCGCGAGGCTCAGTAACCTGCGGCCTCCGCTTGGTAGTCCCGGCGGCTTTCGTCCACCTTGCGCAGGAACGGGCGACGCTCTCCGTCTACCTGTCCATTCCAAGTGAAGGAACGCGCGGATGAAATCCGTCCGTCGCAATCGCGTCCGTCGTGGACTTCTTCAAACCCGCGACCGTCGCGATGAATGACGTAGGCCGAGTAGGACGATCCGTCCCAGTCGCGCGAGTACCGCTCGCAGAACGTAGCTCCGCGCGTGTCGCTGTTGCGCGTCCGGTCCCGTTTCCATGCGGGATCATCAACCCAACGCTCAACCCATCGCTTGAGCGTCTTACGGCGCTGCCGTGCGTTCATCGTGCCACCTTTCCGCCCTTGCGGGCTTGATGCGCGCGGCGGGACTTGAACCCGCCTTGGGCCTGTACCCTACGCGCTTCCGTCACTGGCCTAGAGCTTGGGCGATTGCGGCGCGGAGGGATTGCAAGGCCGGGCGTACTTCGGAAGCGTTGAGAACCGTACTCCCTCCCGACCCTGAAACGTCCGCTTCGGTTCCGCTTCCGATGATCTCATCGACTTGGCGGAGGATCATCTTTGCAGCTTGGCACGCTTCGAGGAGCGTCGGGGCGGCGGAGATTAGGCGGGCGTTAGCCTTTCCTTCGGTCGATCCCCCGTAGTAGACGTCCGCCACGGCATCAACGGCCCTCGGTTTGTGATCGTCGCTCCATGCCGTTACATGTTCGATGCGCTGATGGCCCGTTGCGTCATCGGTGCGCGTATGCGTCCACGGTCCCGGCGTATGCGTCGTCATCGTCTCAGTCCTTTCCGTAGCTCTAAAGGCTACCGTTGAATCCCCCGCGCGGGCGGAGGATTGGGCGGGAGTCTTTAGGCGTGCAAAGCCTTCGGAAGATCGCGCACGACGTATCCGTGCCCGTCCGTCTTGGCGTAGGCATCTGGATTGGCGTTCAAACGGTCCGCGTGCGCTTGAGCGCCGGCTTCCGTCGCGAACTTCCGCAGGATCGTGCAATCTCCGTAGACGCCGTCTTGACGCCAGATGAAGACGCCGAACTTGAGCGGACGCCGCTTGATCCCGTGCCACTTGCTGATCGGCTCATCGAAGAACATTGGTTCATCCTTTCGGTAGCCCGTAGGCTCTCGCGGACGGGCCTCCCGCAAGAGGCCCTATCGTGAGGGTCTACGCTTCAACGTAGCGCGGCCCCGGTCGATCGCACCAATCTTGACGCTCCGTCTCCGTCAGGATGTTCCAAGCGTCCATCCGCGCCATTTCATCGAAGCAGCTCTTCGCCGTAGCGTCTTGATGCGTCCAAGCGTCCAAAGCCGCCTGTACGTCGCGAAGGGTGCCCGTGCGGTAAGCGTGCAACACGTTCCGCAACAGGCGAAAGTATTCCGGGCCTCCGGTCGTCATCGTCGGTCCTTTCCGCCGGTCCTTTGCTCCGGCGCGCTTAGTTTACCATACGATAAACCAAGTCAAGCCCCACATCGGATTTTTTTCACGCCCGACTTGAGGCCCGTAGTCCGCATGATGCCCCTGCGTCTCCGCCGCGTCCGCCCGCCCCTCACTCCCCGAACTTCACTCGCTTCGGCTGTACTTCCCACGCCGCTAACTCCGGCTCGACCTTCGGAGCTTCCCATTCCTTCCGTCGCGGCCGTTGCTCCCGAATCCACCGATCGACTTCCCAGTCGGTAAACACCATGCGGTAAGCCTTCGGCCGCAAGTTTCCGCGCGCAATATGGTCCCTGATCTGGGTTTGCGTAAATCCGTACCGCTCCCGAATGTCGGCTACGGTGAGCAGATGGCGTTTTGTACCAAGTCGCGCCATTTCTACGCGCCTGATGTAAGTTGAGACGTGGAAAAGCCTTCCACTATCATCGTCCCTGCCTATGCGCGATCGTCCGGCGTCCTTTTCGCCACGTTCGGCAGCTCAAACCGTCATAAGATGCGTTATCGGACGTTGCATCGACCTGCGACCGACGAGGGCGGAGGTGGCGGGCTTCCGGGGGGGACGGGGTTCGGGCACGCGCGGATTTTCTACTCACCTCCCCCTCCCCGCAAGCCCAAAAAAGTTGGCACCGAAATGTCGGTGTCATGCTAACGCGATCCTAACAAAGCGACGTGCTTGGGGGTCAAAAGCGAGCCACCGGGGGTTCCGTGGGTTTCGGGGGTTTTTCCCCCGATGAAACTTTTAGGGGGGTACAAATACCATACGGTATAGTAAACACGTTACCTCCGTTTATACGCGGGGGAAATCTCCCGGATCTCCCGGAACCCACGAGCTTCCGAAAAAACCTCAAGGTTTACTCATGTCCTCTAAATGCCACATAGAGGACGATCCCGAGCCTTGACGGCGTAGGAAGAAGTCACCGCAACGCACGTCCTTGTAACGGTTAAGGACGTTCTTCGCGAAGGCCACAAGGCCCCCCAACTCAGTGGGTCGGTTGAAGCAGGTGGGGAAGAGCCCGGACTGCTTTACCATATTGGCAACCTCTCTCGTGGTTACCGATACCGTTCCGTATACCTTGGCCCAAGAACTAATCATTGCCTCAAGATCGGCCTGCTCGGGCTGGCAGGACTTGCGCCAGGCTAATGCGTTGCTCATGAAATGGGTGCCTGACAGTGAGGCTCCGATGAGGCTGGCCCACTCCCCGAAGCCGCCCATAACCACCGAAATATCGGTGGAAGCTCGTGTCTCGACCAGATACCGCAGGGCGAAGAAGAGGCGCGGGCTGTGCTCCTTGAGGTACCCGTGCAGGTCAGGATGCCGGAAATCCGTCCGCTGCGACGGGTCCGACAGCTTCGACGCCAGCCGGATCGGGACCGTCCGTTGCGCGATCTCGTGGCTCTGTTGCAGGTTGTTCCCCGTCACCACCACGATCGAACGGTTCGGCACCGTCCGCATCGCGCTCGCGCCTAAGACCCGGTCCGTGTACACGCTGCTTGTCACCAGCGCCGACAACGCCGGACTGTCCAACGCCTCCGCCGCGTTGTCGAAGTTCACCGTCACTTGGCCCGCCGAAAGCAGCGCGAAGATTTTCTTGCGACGCTCGTCCTCGTCGTCCGACAGCGGCGTCATCGGCTGCTCGGCGCCGTAGACGATCATGCCGTAAACCGTTTCCGCCAGAAGGCTTTTGCCCGTCCGCGGTCGCGTCGCGCAGATCAGGAAGATCGGGGCGTTCTTCACCGCCGGGCGGATCAGCGGCGTCAGCAGGAGCCCCACGAAGTTCCAGCGGTCCGCCTCCTCCTCGAACGGGAAATCCTCCGTCGCTTCGTAGAGCGCGGTCAGGGCTTCGTCCCGGTCGGCGAACGTCACCGGGGTCTTGAGCCGGTCCGGCTCGTCGTAGAAGTACCCCTCCGCGTACCCCGGCGGCGTGAACCGTCCTGACGGCAACAGCATCGGATGCGACGTGATTTGCGTCAGCCGCCGAACGTGTTCGCTCTCGCGGGCCGCTTCGGAGAGCAAGAGCGCCATGTCGCGGGAGCAGGGCTTGAACTTCCGCTCGGCGTCCCCGTTCTCCGTCCTGACCAAGACTTCGAGCGCGACGTGCTCGTCCACCAAGAGGCGCACGGCTTCCGTGTTCAGCGGCTCGAACCGCCGGGCGCCCGGCTCCCCCACGATCCGCCCCACCTGCCCGTCCCGCTGGTAGATCGTCCCCGGCGGCAAGGCCCCGAGGACTTCGCGGCAGAACACGTCCGACCCCCGTTCGAGCGGCCCGTCCGGCGTCCAGTGCGACCCCTGCGTCAGCACCCGCGGCTTCGCGTGCGGCTTGCACCACGGCACGGCCGAGACGATCAGCTCCCGCGCCTGCTCGACCGTCCCGCCCTTCGCGAAGAAGTCCGTCGCCCCGTCCCCCTCCTCCGGCGCCCCGACCGGATGCGCCGCGTCCCAGTCGATGATCGCGACCATCCCCCCGAGCCGGTAGAACGCCGCCGCCACCCGCTCCATATGCTGCGCGCCCGGTCGGTCGTGGTCCGGCCAGCACGCGATCTGCCGGCCCTTGAGGCTCAGAATGGTCTCGTCGCACGGGACGCCCGACGCTCCGGTGACCGTGCCGACCGCCGGGATGCCCTTCGCGCGGAGCGCGTCGGCGTCCTTCTCGCCCTCCGTGATGACCACGACGCCGTCCTTCGGGAGATCGTGCATCCCGTAGAACGGCAGGTCGGACGGACTGACGACGCAGTCCGTGTCGCGCTTCGAGGGGGTCTTGCCGTCGGCTCCGTACCAGAGGCAGACCTTCTTGCCGGAGCCGTCCTCGAACCGCTTGTGGTAGGCGTGGATGTTCCCCATCGCGTCGCGGATCGCCCACTCTTGGACGAAAGTCAGTTGGCGCTTGGGCTTCTTCGATGGCGGCGGTTTGTGCGGCGCGTCCGGCTTCGGCGGGAAGAAGTCCGCGTCCTCGATGCCGAGCCCGTCGCGGATCGCCCGGTAGTTGCAGCCGGTGAAGCAGCGCACGAGCACCTTGCCGTCGTCGCCCTCCGCGACCGAAAGCGAAGGGGTCTCGTCGTCATGCGCGGGACAACGCGCGATCCAGTCCTTGCCGTGCCGTTCGGGTTCGCAGCCGCGCGCCTGCAAGGCCAAGATCACGTCGTCGAGCATGGGATGCTCCGTGAAAAGAAGACCCCGCGCGCCGCCGGTGACGGAAAGCGGCGCGCGGGGTCCGGCGAAGGCCGTGAGAGGCTTCGCCCGTAAGAGATCGGTCGGGGGTCCGTTTCGGCCGTCACACCGAGGGACACCATATGGTAAACCTACGGACCATGAAGTCAACCGCTACGGAACGTGTGCCGCGATGACGCGCGCCCAAGATATGCGCCCGGAGGACCGCGGGCTCCGGCTGAACCGGATGGCCGACCTGCAAGAGCGTCCGGTCAGGAAGCGACTGGACCTGATGTACACGAAGGACGACGCCGCGGTCGAACTGGTGTGGAAACTGCAAGGCGGCGAGCTGCGTTGCACCGACGCCGGCGACGCGCTGCCGTTCGAGTCCGTCGCGACGATCACGCATCCCTTGGCGAGCAACGAGACGAAGCACTGGTGGGAGTTGTTCGCCGTGCTGCCCGTCGAGTGCCAAAAGCGGATCGTGTACGGCGACTGGACGCGCGTCGGGATGGTGCTGTTGCTTTCGTACCACACGGGACTGCGCACGGAGTTGGAGGTGTGGCGCGACCGCGAGCACGACCGGACGGTGTGCGTCCAGCCGGAGTGGACGAACCCCGCGGCGTGGTTCACGCCGCTCGCGAAGACCTGCGGACGGTGGGCGCTGTTCCTCTGGATGGAGGCGCTGGAACGGTGCTTCAAGGCGGGCGTGCCGTTGGGCGACGCGCCTTTGTGTCCTTCGGGGCGGTGGTTCCATCGGGCGTGGCGTCAGCCGCGGGAGGGAAACTACCTCGGACCGAACGGGCGGGGCGAGGAGATCGAGCGGCGTAGTAAGATCGAGCCCGAAGACGTCGAATCCCCGACGACGGACGACCCATGAGCAGCGCCTTAGACCGTCTCGACCGCAAGACCGCGACCACCGAAACCGGAAAAACCGAACTCTCCCGCGCGTTTCGGAGGATCGCGAAAGCGAAGAAACCGAACATGGTCGAACTGCGGGAACTCGCGGTGTCGGCCGCCTGCGAATGCGTCGCTCGCGCCGAGGAGAGCGGCGACGTGAAGTCCATGCTGGACGCCGTGAAACTGGTATCGACGATCGCCGGACTGACGCGGCCGAGCGAGGGCGACGGCGGCGGTCCGTCCTCGGAGCAGCGGGCGGAACTGGCGCGCATCGCTCAGGAACAGCTCGGGAAGCCCAAGTGACGGGCCTTGTCGTCAGCGCGGCCGGACTGGCCCCGCAAGCGCCGGCGGACTGGTACTCGGTCCGGCTGGCGGCGTCGAAGTCGTACCCGTTCTTCATCGAGCACGTCGCGAAGAACGACGCGATCCGCTCGCGCTACGGCTTTCACCGGCAAATGGCGGATTTCATTTCGTGCCCGCGGGCGAAGCGGAAGCCGATCCGCATGGTGCTCGCCCCGCGCACGTTCCTGAAATCGACCTATTGCAGCCTCCTGCACAGCATCTGGCTCCTGATGCTGAACCCGGAGGAGACGATCCTGCTGATGCACGGCATCGCGGACAAAGCGGAGGAGTACGTCGGCGAGATTCACTCGATCATCGCCGACGACACGGAGTCGAGCGGGATGCTGCGCTGGATCGCGCCCGACGTCTTCGGCGACGATCCGCGCCGAGACATCCGCATGGAGACCGGCATCCTGACGGTGAAGCGGCGCCGCGGCGGCAAGACGCCTTCGATCCTCGCGGCGGGCGAACGGTCGTCGATCGCCGGACTGCACTTCAGCCGGTACAAGTTTGACGACTTGGTGAACGACGCGAACTACAAGACGGAGGCCGCACGCCTTTCGACGATCGAGTGCTTCCAGATCGCGATGGGCACGCGCAAGGGCGACGACTCGTTGGTGGACATCGCGGACACGATCTACCACCCGAACGACCTGACGCAGTGGATTCAGAACCCTGACAACAAGGTCGCGAAACTATTGGAAGTCTGGCAGCGCGACTGCTGGTACGAAGGACCGCGCGAGAGCGGCGACGGGAACTACGCTCCGGGAGAGGCTTCGGAGTGGCCGGAGAAGCGGTCGGTGGATTTCCTCTTGGAGCAGCAGACGTTGCTCGGACCGGCGCAGTTCTCGCAGCAGTTCCTGCTGCATCCGTCGGCGGAAGGGGCGCGGCTGTTCAAGCTCGAATGGGTCCGGCGCTACCAGCAGCGGATTTCGGAGGAGGAGAACGCGGGAGGAGAGCCGCGGGTCATCCTGCCGGGAACGGACGAGGAGGACGTCGAGCGTCGGGCGTGGGAGTACGTCATGGCGATCGACGCCGTGAGCAAGGGCGAGAAGGCGACCGACCGCGCGTGCATCTTGGCGGGGGCGTGGAACGATCTCGGGCAGCTCTACTTGCTGGACGTCTTCTACGACCGTCCGTCGCCGAGCGCGTTCTTCGACTTGATCTACGAGTGGTACCTGCGCTGGAACCCGAAGGTCATGTTCTTCGAGGACACGGGGGCGATGGCCTACGTCCACGAAGACCTGTTGCGGGACATGAAAGAGCGGAAGGCGTCGTACCCGATCTTCACGCCAAAGCGGTACGGCGGCTCGCGCGGCGGCCAGAAGCAGGGGCGCATCGAAGCGATCGAGCCGTTCGCGGCGGAGGGCAAGCTGTTCGCCCCCGACGACCGCAAGTGGGCGGCTCCGCTGTCGGAAATCGAGGGCTACCGTCTCGGGCAGAAGGACCAGCGCGACGACTTCTTGGACACGCTGTCGGACTTGGTGCGGCATCCGCGGCATCCGATCAGCCCGGACAAGGTGCGCGAAGCCGAGCGCGCCCTGCACGCCGTAGGTGACGCCGCGCACGCCCGTTTGCGCGGCATCACGATCGGCGGGATGCGCGGGATGGTGCGCGAAAGTTCGCGCGGACGCCGCGGCGCGTACAATCCCTACGGCAACTTCCTGCCGCAGTAGGTTCCTCGATGGTCTCGAAAGCCGCGCGCAAAACCTCGAACGTGATCCGCGACCGGGACACGATCGGGTTCATGAAACTGGCGACGCAGTGCTACTTGTCGAACCGCCGCAAGGTCGTGGAGGACTACTGGTTCTCCGTTGAGGACCGCTATCTACGGCGGCTCTACAGCAAGCGGTACGACTACCCGAAGTTCGTCGATCAACTGGTGTTCTCGCAGATCGAGCCGCCGCGGGTCAACCAACTGGCGAACACGCTGGCGGCGACGACGTTCAACCAGCGTCCCAAGTTCTTCGTCGAGCCGGTGACGAAGGCGCAGAACGACGTCGCGGAGTGGGGCGAGACGGCGACGAACGCCGAGTGGCAGCGGGACCACGCGATCAACTCGGAGATTCGCCGCTGCGGTTTCGACGAGGCGATGTACGGATGGGGCATCGCGTACACGGGCGTCAAGACGGACTACGTCGCGGCGGTCGGAGCGCGCAAGCAGCGGCAACGGGACGCGCTCAAGGAGAAGTCGCTGGCCGAGCGCGGCCTGATTCCCGACGACTACTACGAGTCGGCGGAAGTCCACATGGACTGGACGCCGACGACGGTAGAGAACGACGACCGGATTCGGCGCGACCGCATCTTCACGGTGCGCATCGACCCGTGGCGCTTCGTCATCGACCCGGCCGCGACCGACCCTGAGAACGCGAAGTGGATGGGCGTCTGGTGCTACATGGACGAAGCGTCCGTGCTGGACTCGCCCGACTTCGATCCCGTCGCGAAGAAGCGCGTGGAGTTCGGCAACCGGATGGACGAGGACGTGCTGTCCGTCGCGTCCGGCGATCCATACAAGTACGCGAAGATTTGGGAGATGTGGTTCAAGCAGCCGGACGGCACTTGGAACCTGCGCATCTACTGGGACGGCGAGACCGACGACGGAATGTTCCTGTACAAGCACGACAACCCCTACGCGCACGGATGCCCGTTCCGCATCTTCCGCGCGACGCCGACCGGGCGTTCGATCTGGGGCGTCGCGGCGATCCTGCCCGTGTACCAGCAGATCGTGATGGAGTCGGAGATCACGACGCGCATGTTCGACGCGCTGATGCGGCGCGGCGAAGACGTGTTGTTCGTGGACGGCGAGGCGATGTCTCAGGACGAGATGCAGCCGTTCACGATCCCAGACGTGGGATTGATGATCCCGATCAAGAACGTCGGCGGCCGTCCGCTCACGTCGTTCTTCCAGCGGCTTGAAAGCGGGCAGGTCAACACCGAAGCGATCACGTTCTTGCAACTGCTGCAACAGCAGATCGAGGACGGCGTCGGCCTCGGGGCGAATCAACTCGGTCAGTTCGGTAAGTCGGAAACGTCGGCGACCGAAGCCGGAAACGTGCAGAAGTGGGCCGACATCCGCGGCTCGATCCGCAACCAGCACGCGGAGGAGTTCGTCGGCCAGATCGCGCACGACCGCTTGAAGCTGATGGCGCAGTTCTATCCCGCCGAACTCATGCGGCAGCTCGGCGGCGAGGACGCCTCGAAGCTCTGGCGCCTGTCGCGGTTCACGGACGGCGACATTCAGTGGGGCCTGAACGTCAAGGTCGTGCCGGGCTCGATGCAGCCGCCGTCCGACCAGCAGCGGTTGCAACTGGCGACGACGATGCTGACGGCGGCGCAACAGCCGGGCTCGACGGCGGGTTACTTGGTGAACCAGCCGGAGGTCTACAAGTTCGTGTTCAAACTGCTCGGCCTGAACGACGGCTCGCGGCTGCTGAATCCGGGCGTCGATTCGGACATGCTGACGGAGGCGCACGCGATGGCGGCGACGCAAGGCGGAGGCGGTGGCGGCGGTGCTTCCGCTCCCGCTCCGGTAGGGTCGAGCAACGCGGAGATGGTGCGCGCATGAGCGACTACAAGTGGGTGCGGCGTAACGGCGTAGATCAGTGGGTGCATCTCGACGTGCTGTTCGACGCGCCCTACGGTTTCGCGAAGAACTGCCCTGACTGCCCGCCGCCTGATTCGACGATCCCCGAGGATCAGATTCAGAAGCCGATCGACCCGGACGAGGTTTTGGCGCGCATCGCCGGACAGAAGCGCGACGACGACGCATGGCGCCGTCAGGACGGGACGAAGTACGAGTCGGCCGTCGAGGAACTGAACGCCGTGTGGGGCAAGGGTCGCCACGACGACATTTGCGAGGAACTGCACGACGTCATGGACGGCGGCAAGTTCCGCCGGGCGTGGGAGGCGAACGGCGGCAAGTGGGGCTGCGTTCGCGACAAGAAGTACGACCGGATGAAGGAAGGTCCGCGGATTAGTTCCAACGGTCAGATGAAAGAGGCGCTGCGCATCTCGCGGTCGGTAAACGGAAAAAAGGGATTTGCAACCTACGGCGACTGATTTAAGATCGCGTCGTCAAGTCAAGAGATTGACGACACGGAGCCGCGACCATGAAGATGCGCCCCAACAACATTCCGAATCCGAAGTCCATCGCGCAGGGCGGAACGGGCGGCTACGCCAAGAGCTTCGATCAGGGCGTTCCGTTCGCGTTCAAGGCGAAGCAGTCCGGGCAGCCGGGCAACTCCGGTCCCTTCAAGCCGCGCAAGCCGATGGTGAAGTGACCTCATGGCTGACGACGCTCTGAACGGCAGTGCCCCGGCCGCAGCGGTAGCGGAAAAGCCCAAGGTCACGCCCGAGTCGATTCGCGCCGGATTCGACGCGCCTCCCACCGACGCGGCTCCGGCGGCGAAAGAAACGCCCGCTCCCGAGCCTGCCGCGCCTGCGCCCCAAACTCAGGGTGTTTCTGCGGCGCAGGCTCGCGTGCAGTACCTGCTCCAACGCGCTCACGAAGCGCGCATGTCCGGCGACAACGACGCCGCATTGGCGGCGATGGACGAACTCGCGGGACTGGCCGGTCTTCAAGCCCCTCCGAAGCCCAAGCCGCAGACGCCAGACCCTGCGGCGCAACTCCGAGAAGTGCGCAAGCAGAAACTGCTGGCGCTTTTCGGACAGGGCGCCGGAGAGGGCGAAGACCGGGCGGCCATCGCGCAAAAGCAGTTCGACAACTACGCCGACCTGATCGGCTACCACTTCGAGGAACGCATCCCGCAGATCGCCGCGGCGACCGACGAACTGGTGCGCGCCCGTGTCGAGCAGATTCTGGCTGAACGCGGCCTGACGCCGGACACGGTGCGTAACCTGACGTCGAAGGTCGAAGCCGAAGAATGGCGCTTTGCGTCGGAAAAGTACGGCCCCGACGCCGCGGCGAAGATCGTCCCCGAAGCGAAGGCGCGCTACGAGGAAGCTCGTCGCGCCGGAGTGTCGTGGATCACGCCGCAGATGGTCGCCGACGGCCTTGCCGCGAAGAACAAGCTCTCTCCCGCAGCGCCTCGCTCTCCGGCGTCGGCGGTGGCGAGCGGTGCGCCCGTCAACGGAAACGCCGGCGCGGCGTTGCCGGGTGTTTCCAAGGAAAAGCCGTCGCCGGATTCGATTCTTTCCAGCTTCCGAGCTTTGCAGAGCGGTGCGCCGGACGCGCCGTTCAAGCGGTTCGGTCGTCTTTGAGGAGAGCCTGACCGATGCCTTACGCGACCGCCACGCGGCCGGGAGCCGGGCAGTACCTTCCGTTGTTCTGCCATGCGGCGGAACAGTGGGCCACCGATCCGCAGGACTTGATCTCGAAAGAGACCACGTTCATGGACTGGCTCGACGCGGAGGGGATGCTGCGCGAAGACCCGACCGGATACGCGCTGCTCTATCCGATCATCACCGAGAACGACACGCCGGTCCTTCCGTTCGTCGAGGGACAGGCGGACCCGATCCACTTCTCCGAAGGACTCGGGGCGGTGCGCTTCGAGCCGGCGACGTACCGCGCGCCGGTCGGCATCACTTGGGGCGAATCGCTCAAGATTCGCGACGAGAACGAGATCATCAATCTCGCGAAGCACCGGACCTACCTCGCGGCGAAGAAGACGCAGGAGACGCTGGAATCGGACGTCGTCGCCGGTCAGGCGCTCGACAACGCCCGCGTGCTCGGCATCGAGCAGTGGATCAAGGCCGCGGCGCAGTCGCTCGGCACGGGCGGCACGCAGTTCGACACGGCGCCGGAAGGACTCACGGCCCCGCGCTGGACGTTCCGCCAATGCACGAACACGATCGGCGGCATCACCCGCACGGCGTGGACGGGGCCGGACACGGGCGGCACGGGCTACGAAAACCTGTTCATGATGCTCGACTCGTACACGGACCTGACGAGCACGAATCGTCGGTTCGCGCTTTCGAGCGGCACGCTGAACAGCGTCTGCCAGCTCTTGCAGCATCTCTACATGCTGACGTGCTGGGGCTCGACGAAGCCGACGCACATCCTGTCGGACCTGCTGCCCTACGAGGACGCGAAGACGGTCGGCGCCGGGTTCGTGCAGTTCCGTCGCGACGGTTCGACCGAAAGCGGCATGAACTGGGGCCTGTCGGAACTGCGCCTGTTCTCCGCGGACTGGATCTACGCCGACATCTTCAAGGCGTCGGGCCTGAACGGCGTGGTGAGCGCGGGCGAGTCGATGATCTACGGCGTCCACGCGCCGGTGCTGCAAATGGTCATCGACGACCGCTACAACTACGAGTGGCAGTACGGCGAGTGGCGCACGATCGGCGAGCCCTCGGCGACGTACAACGAACTCGTCTACCGTCCGCAACTGCTCTGCTACCAGCCGCGGTTCTGCTTCGGCATGGGCAAGTACGGCACCTGAGCCAAGGACGAAGGAGAACATCACATGCTTTTCGCTCGTTCTGACGGTCCTGCGGTGGCGACGGGCGCGGACTTCTCGCCCGCCGGAACCGTGCTTGCTCGCGCGCCCGGCTTTTCGCGTCCGGCGTCTTCGGGGTCGGTGCAGCGCGCCGACCTCGCATGGCCGGAGTTCGTGGACTACATCTACCGACTCGGAGGAACGGACTTCCTTCCGATGGGTGCGGCGATGATGATGGACACCGGAGAGCCCGCGCTGGCCGGAGGCACGGCGGCCGGTACGAAGCCGGTCGCCGAAGCGTTCGGTCGGCAGATGGTCCTCGCGACCGGATCGGCCGCGGCCGAAGCGTCTCAGACGTACCGGCAGTGGGCGAAGTTCGTCGGCATCTACACCGGCCGCGTTCACGGCGGGGTGAGCCGCAAATTCAACATGCCGGGCACGGCGGCGGCAGGCACCATCGGCATCTCGACGGAGACGGCGCCGACCAACGGGTTCACCTACGCGGGTTCCACGTCGATTCCTGTCGTCGATCCGATCAACCTCGGACACTCCTACATCGGTCCCGGCGACGTCGGCGTGGTCCGGCGCATGGGTCCGGTGGTGGCGTGGGCGAGTTCGACGGGTCTCGCGGCTTCGGCGTTCGATCCGGTGAGCATCATTTCGGAAGCGGCGCCGAAGGACGGCACGGTTTCGGGAGCCGGACTGCTCACGACGAACACGAACTCGCGTCCGATCGCGTTCGGCATCACGATCGACGCGACGGCGGCGTACTCGACGGCCGGAACGGGCATGGGCTGCCGCCTCTGGCTGCGGCCCTGAGAGTCGATGTCGCAGCCGATCAACACGCATCTGTTTCAGACCGACGAGCAGTACCGCAAGGCGCTGCTCGTCGATGATCCCGATGCGTGTTTCGACGTGCGCGAATGCCAGATTTGCCACGGCCTCGATCGGATCGACTTCGTGATTCGCCGGTACCACGAATCCGGCTACTCATGCAAGTTTTGTCGGCAACCGGGGAACCCGTCCGAAGGCGGAAAAGGGTTCTCCGATCCGCATGAACTCCGCCGACCGGAAATCCAACGCAAGGTCAACCAAGGTTGGTTCGACCACTACGAACGTCTCGCGTAACTCCCCGGAGACCGACGTGCAGAAAAAGTACAACTTTCCTCCGTGGGGCGTCCAGCCGCCCGAAAATGCGATGCTGGACATCCCGTGGTCGAAGCGCGACTACTGCTTCGACTTCAAGCTCGGATGCCCCGACATCCTCGTCCATTACGACATGATGGCGAAGGTGAAGTTCGGGCAAGGCGACGACGGCAAGATGCGTCGCGAGATCGCGAACGTCGTCAAGCACGGCAAGGCGCAGAATCCCTACGGGTACCCGCTGCTGACGTTCGACGACGTGCGCGCGATCCACGCGAAGTCGGCGCAGGACGACGTGACGCTCAAGGTCGCGTTCGTGCTCGTGAAGGGTCAGAAGGGCTTGTCCGAGGAGGAACTGCGCGCCCTCGCGAACGGACCCGACATCTACGCGGCCAAGGACGACGCTGCGAAGGTGATCGAGAAGGCCAACGCCGACGCCTTCGACAAGTTCCAGCGCGACCTCGAAGCGGCGAAGACCAAGAAGGCGGAGCCGGAAAAGCCCGCCGCGAAGAAGCCTTGGGAGAAGGTTCCGGCCGCCGTCGGCTGAACCTCTGAAAGCACGGCGTCATGGCCGTCGAGACCGTCACCGTAGGCACGCTGGCTTCGCGTGCCTCGGAGATCATCGCGAATCGCTCGACGGTCCAGACGAACATGACGTCGATCATCAAGCGCGGGCTGCATCACGCCCTGCGCGAGATGACGCGCAACGCCGAAGCATTCCTCTACGCCGAGTCGAACATCTCGGTCGTCGCGGGCACGACGGACTACGACCTGCCGGACGACTTTCATCGCATCGTCGAGCCGGGCGTGTGGATGACGACGAGCCCATTCCGCACGCTCAAGCCGTCGTCGGTGCAGCAGTACGTCGAGCAGGGCTGGCAGCAGAACACGACGCAGGCGGAGCCGACGCACTACCTCGTGCCGCAGTCGAGCGTTTCGACGGGCAAAGTGACGATCCGGTTCTACCCCATCCCCTCGACGAATCGCACCATCCGCATCCGCTACGTCGCGATCCCGGCGAACATCGAGGCGGCTGCGGACAACACGGTCGTCGATCCGCGCATCCCGCCGACGTTTCACGACGCGCTGGTCTACGGCTGCGTCGTGAACTGCCCGCGGCTCATGGACCAGCAGACGCTGGCGATCTACCAGCGGAAGTGGGAGCAGGCGTTAGGCCAAGCTCGGGCGCAGTCGAACCGCATTCTCGGGGCGGCGTTGCAACGGCGCCGGTACGACGAGCCGGGCGGCCGGTTCCGCCCGCCGACGCAGCCTCCGACCGGCACTCCGATTCAGTGAGGCGCGGATGGCGTCGAAGCCCGTATCTCAAACGATCGGCGGCGACGGTGCGTCGTTCCGCGGACTGTCGGACAAGGACGCGCCGGAGCTGCTTTCGCTCGGCGAATCGCCCGACCTGCTGAACGTCGACTTTTCCGAAGGTCAGGTGACGCGGCGCAACGGCTACATCCGCGTCTCGAACCAGCCGCTGCGCAACGGATCGCTCCGGCTCGACGGCATCAACGACCACCTGCGCATCACGAACAAGGCGGCGTACCAGCCTACGTCGTCGAACCTGTACTTCGCGTTCGGCGCGGTGCTTAGGAACCGTCCGCCGGCGGCGGCTTCGACGGTTTCTCTGTTCAACTGGGGCTTCGGCGCGGTCGGCAACCTGTTCTTCGACATGCGCTACGACTCGGCCGGCGGTACCGGCGCTCTCGGAGCGTGGATTTTCCGCGTGCGCGACTCGGGAGCCGGTGCGACGCGAACGATGACGATGGACGACGGCGACGGGTCGTACTCGCCGGTCGGCGCTTACAGGTTCTTCGAGTTCATCGGTACGGCGGCGTCGGCGTCCCTCGTGATGTGGAAGGACGACGGCACGTCCACGACGGTTTCCACTACGGCGGTCGGAACCTACAACTGGACTTCGACGCAGGACTTGTTCGTCGGGGTCTCGACGACGGCCCTGAACACGGTAGGCACGGACTACGCCGACGTGACGTTGTGCGAAGTGCGGTACGCCGTGCTTTCGACGACTCCCGCGGCGGCCGGGATCATCGCTTCGACGACGAACAAATACTACATCCGCGAGGTTCCGGCGACGGTCAAGGCGCTGCTGACCGGCTACTGGAAACTGAACGACGGACTGGACGTCGGCGTGTGCGTGGACACGATCGCGTCGAACAATGCGCTGATCGTCAACAACCCGTCGTCGTGGATCAAGCCGACCGATCAACCGCTCGTGCTCGGGCAGGCGGCGATGAAGTTCGCCGGCGGCAACGGCTGGATGGACTTGCAGGACGTCGGCGGACTCGTGACGGATACCTTCGTCACGCTCGCACTCGGCGGCACGTTGCAGCCCCGCTGGACGTTCCGTCTGCTCTACATCCCGGCTTTGCCGCCCGGCGCGACGACGGTCCCTGACGGCGTCATCGTGTGGGCGGGAAACTCGGCCGCTGCGCCTCCGGTGCCTCAGCCGATCGGACTACGCATCGTCTCGGACCGCTTCGAGGCCCGGTACAACGACGGCGGCGCGATCATCACGCTGACGCTCAACGGCGTCGGACAGCCGACCGTGACGAGCCTCGTCGGCAAGCGGCTTCGTCTCGCGCTCAAGCGGTCGTTCGTCGGCAACGGCAACTTCACGCTGGAACTCGCGGTAGACAACGGCAACGGCGTCGCGCCGTCGTACTACTTCCAGACGGGGGCGTGCGCGAATGCGGCGGCAGGTGCGGTTTCTACCGACTGGTCGTTCGGTCGCCGCATCACGAACTTCGCGCAAGCGCGTCTCGGATCGACGGCGGTGTTCGGAACGGACGGGGCGCTCATCGGCATCGTCGATGACGTGCAACTGATCCACACCTACAACCTCGGACTCGGCGTCGGTACCGGCAACATCAGCAGCTTCGGCGTCGCCTACAATCCGTTCTCCGAGGTCACGAACTGGAACGGCGGACTGGTCGGCGGCATCGTCCACTCGACGGTCCTGTACCTGAAACTGAACGACGGGTACGGCGACACTCCGGCGACGATCGGAACCGTGACGACGGACGCGGGAGGCGGCTGGCGCTGCTGGCTGCGTCCGGCGCTCGACGACGGCGCGCGATGGGACGTCGGCCTTGTGGACCCGCAGTACCCCGTCCGCGGGGCGATGCTGCGCTCCTACGACCGCTTCGTGAACGACCGCAAGACCCGTCGCGAAGTGCTCATCGCGGCAGGCACGACGCTCTACGCCTACGACGAGACGCAGGGCACGCTGCGCGTCGTGGGACCTCTCCCGGCGCGGGCGGACGTCTGGGCCTTCGCGCAGTATGGGCAGCGGGCGCTGCTCGCCGGAGCCCCCGGCAGGCGCCCGGTGTGGACGGACGGCAACGGCGTCCACTTCCTCGGCATCCGTGCGCCGTTGGCGGCGTCCGTGCCGACGGTCGCGGCGGGCGGCGCGATGGTCGCAGGAACGTACTTCGTGTACGTCACTTACCGGAACCGTGACACGGGCGTCGAGTCGAACCCTTCGCCGGGCGTCTCCGTGACGTTCGCGGCGGGCAATCTGCGAATCAATCCGATCGCGCTTCCGATCTCGTCCGATCCGCAGGTCAACCAGCGGCGCATCTACATGACGTCCGCCGGCGGGACGGACGGATCGCCGATCTACCTCGTCGCGACGGTAGACGACAACACGACGTCCTCCTACGCGGTGAACATCGACGGTCCGGTGTCCACGTCGGCCACTTCGATCACGGACTACTACTTCCACGCCGAAGCGCCGTCCGGGTCGGTCATCGCGCAGTTCAAGGACTACACCGTCGCGGCGGGAGACCAGCTCTATCCGACGCGGCTCTGGTATTCGCAGTCGGGATCGCCGGACTACTGGAACACGCGGTCCGGCGGATCGTATCTCGACCTCGACCTCGACACCGGGCGCTCGATCACCGGCTGCTACGCGATCATCGACAAGCTGCTCGTCGATTTCACGGATGGTCGCGCGGTTGTTTCAACTACCGGAGACTCGGCGTCGCCGCTGACGTTCCAGTTTGCGAACCGCTCGCATGGATCGGTCGGACCGGCGGCCGGATGCGTCTCGGACAATCAACTCTTTTACATCGCAGAGAAGGGCATATTCTCGACGACGGGATACGACGAGACGCGGCTGTCGGGGCCTGAGTTCCGACCGATCAACGTCCCGCGCATGTTGCAAGAGGTCGAACTGCCTTCCGTAGATCGACTGCTCTTGCGCAAGGTGGTCGGGGCGAACCGTCGCTTCTTCTGCGCATTCGAGTTGCGAGCCCGCAAGCAGTTCCATTTCTGCATCTCGACGACGTCCGACCTTGCGACGTACACGAACGGCCTCGACCTCGTGTACGACCAACAGCGCAAGGTGTGGTCGAAGTACGACCTCGCGATAGACTGCGCGGACCGCGTGGACAACGCGACCGGCGACGATAAGATTTGGGCGATCATCGCCGGATACCTCGTCGAGCTTGACCAAGACAATCAGGCGGTCGACGGTCCCGGATTCGTGGCCGCCGGAGTCGTGACGAGCGTTTCAGGCTTGCAGATCAACGTCACGACGGCCGGACTCGGTCCTACTGACGGGCTGCGGTTCCTGACGTGCTTCCTGTACCGCTACGTCGACAACACGGTCTTGTCGTTCTTCGTGCGTCTGAACGACGCCGGTTCGATCACGGCGGTCGACGGGACTTCGCTGACCGGAGTCGCGGCGAACGACGTGCTGCTGATCGGCGGCGTCGCGATGTTCGTCGACTTCGTGTTCCGCCTCGGTGCTTTGGCGCACCTCAAGCGGTACCACTCGTTGCGGCTGGTGGTGACCGGAGACTTCGCACCGACGTACTTGCGGTTCGCCTACAAGATTGACTGCCTCGGGTACGACCCCGCGTACACCGGATGGACCGACTTTACGGAAACGATTGACAGCACGCAGGTCGCGCATCTGCTGCACCTTGGCGGCAACGGCCGCATGATGCGGGTGCGCATTTCGGACACGGCGCTGACGAACGCGCTGTCGTCGGCTCCGGTTCCGGCCATTGCGCGAATGCGTCTGTCGGCTGTCGAGTGCATCGGCGAGGAGCTTTCCGCGCCGTGACGCTTAAGTGGAAAGACCTCACGCCGCCGGTCCTACCGGAGCGGATGCAAGACCCGAACGCTTGGCAGCGGCTGCGCTCCCGCTGGACCGATTGGGCCGGGTCGCACACGGACTTCCTGAATCGCTGGTTTCGTCGCGGGCGTGACTCGAACGGAGACTTGCAGCACTCGGCGCTGTCGGGTCTGACTTCGCCCGCTGACGACCACACGCAGTACGTCAAGAATGCGACCGCGGCGGTGACTGACGGTCATGTCGCCGTGTGGGACGGAACGTCGAAGCGCCTGCTGAAAGACGGCGGCGTGCTTCCGACGCAGTACACGGACGAGATGGCGCAGGACGCAGTCGGCGGGATGGTCGATGCGTCGCTGACCTACGACGATCCTACGCCTTCGCTTGGGCTTTCGACGTCGGCGAAGACGAACTACCGCGACTACCAGATCGGAATGCGCATCTGGCTCGACGACAACGTGGGCACGTTCTCGGCGGCCGACAACACGCTGACGAACAACACGAACGAGAACGGACACTGGTCGGGACGCACGATTGCCACGACTGGAACGCGCAAGATCGTCTGCGACTTCCCGGTTCCCTACGACCTGTCGTCCGCTTCGACGGTGACGCTGACGTTGTTCGGGTACGTCAGCGGTGCGATCGGCGCGTCTGACCGGCTGAGATTGCAGTACCGCTGGCGCTTGCTGGCGGACTCCGATCCGCTGACTACCGGCGGATCGACGGGGACGCTCAACGCGGAGCGGCAGATCGGCGGCTCCTACACCACGGGCGACGTGATCTTCTTCCCGCTGGGGACGATCTCCGCCGCTTCATGGGTTGCCGGGCGCATGTTGGTCGGCTCCATCGTCCGCACCGGCGCCGCCTCGAACGAGTACGCCGGGTCGTTTATGCCCGCATGGCTGCGCGCGGTGTACGTCCGCTCTGTATGATGTCAACCACTTGACTTGATAGAATCGGGGCATCATGGGCCTTTTCAGCTCGCTTTTCGGAAACTCGTCGGTCAAACGCGCCAAGAACGCGGGCGAAGACGCGACGCGCACGCTGAACGAGGCCCTGACCGCGCAGTACGCCGACCCGCGCTTCCAGCAGCTCGGCGACATGCTGCTGCAAAGGGTGCAGAACCCGTACACGATCTCGGACACGCTCGCGGCGCAGATGAAAGCCCGGAGCGCCGACGACGCACAAACGGCCTTCCAGAACGCACTGAGCGGCATCCGGGACCGCGCGGGAGCCGTCGGGGCCTATCGGAGCGGTCCTACGATGGCGATGGAGCGTGGAGCCGCCGCCGACCTTGGGAACAATATTGCTCAAGGCAACACGCGGATCGACGTTGCACAGGCGCAATCCAAGTTGCAGGACGAGATGGCCGTGCAGAACATGGTCGCGCAGTACATCGCGCTCATGATGAATCCGCGCAACACGTTGGCGCAGGGGTATCTCGGCAAGGCTGGCGTGAACGCGAACCTTGCCGGGGCGACGACTCCGCTCCTCAGCGTCCAGAACCTCGCCTCGACGATTCCGTTCCTATTCGGCGGTCCGTCGAGCAACACGGCGACTGCTCCGGCGTCGAACAACGGGCAGGGCTTCTACTCGCCGGGCGGCAACGCTTGGGCGAATCTCTATCAGGTCTGACCTATGGACCCCGATCAACCTGACGGACTGCAAGCCGTCGCGCTGCTGATCGCAGGCGCGTTCGGAGGCCCGCAAGTGCAGCAAACCCTGCTGGCGCAACGTCAGCAGGCGTGGGCCAACCGTCAGCGGCAGCAGGAGATCGAGCAGCGCAACATCGACCGCAACCGCGAAGACGCGCGGTTTCAGGCGAACTACCAGTTGCAGTTGCAGCAGGCCGCGCTGCAAAAGCAGCAGGTCGATTTCGCGCAGCAGATGGCGCTCGAAAGCCGGATGCGCGAGGACATGCGCACTGACGCGGGACGGATCGCCGCGGAAGGCGCGATGGGTCGCACGTTGCCCGCGGACACGCCGCCCGAGGTGTTCATGCCGATGATGCAGAACACGTTTCTGGCGCAGGCGGAGAACCGGAAGGCGGCGCGGGACGACGCGCTCATCAACCGTCAGGCGGCCGACAAGCGCGACGAAGAAGCACGCGCGGCGTCGGGCACGAACGCCTTGCTGTCGTCGGTCGGACTTCCTCCGCTCGGACCGAACGCGACGCCGGAAATGGGCGGCCTCGCGCTCCGGGCGAAGTCCATGCAGGACGAGACGGCGGCGCGCAAGGAATCGCTGTCGTTCGAGCGCGAGAAGATGTCGGTCGATGCGATGAAGACGCTCGTCGAACATGACGACCGTCTGCGCATGATGGACGCGGAACGGCAGGACAAGATTCGCACGACGGCGCTGCAAGCGGCCAACGCCTTCGTGACGACCGAACCGCGCGTTCCCTTCCAAGAGCACTTCAAGAACACCGTGAAGCTGCTCACGGACGCCGAGGACGCGACGGTTTCCGGGCGGCTCACTGACGGCCAGAAGCTCGACGCGCGCAACGCCTTGGTGTCTTTCGCGAGCGGCGATCCGAAGCAGGCGGCCGAGGGTCGCGACCTGCTCAAGCGGATGATCGGGACGGACTCCAAGCCGAGTTCGCGGCCGACGACGCCGTTTCCGCCGCCGGGTGGGAACACCGCTCCGCCGCCGGCGGCGGGACCGAAGAACGTCGTCGAACGCACCGCTTCCGAAGCGAAGGACAAGGAAGGCGCTGCGAATCAGGAGGCCGACGCGGTCATCCTCGACGCGCTCAAGAACAAGCCGAACGCCGCCACGGTCATCGCTCGCGCCGCGCAGAAGTGGAGCGGTAAGCAGTCCGTTACGGACGACGACATCCTCAAGTTCGTGCGCATGAACATCGACACGCGGTCGATGCACTCGGTCTTTTCCGGCGCTGGAATAGCCATCAAGCCGTGGGAGAAGACCAACGCGCGCAACGCCATCGTTTCTCTCGCGGAACGTCTGTCGGCGGGAGGTTCCAAGTGACCCCCCGCTGGCTCGAAATCCTGCGGTCGAGCTATGCGCGCCGCACCAATCCTGCGCCGACGGAGTCTCCGTCCGACAGTTTCGGCGGCGGCGGCGAGAAGAAGACCGCCACCGGCAACCCCTCCGCGCAGGAAAACGGCGCTCCGGTCCTGTTCCCCTTCGGCGGCGTGGACGTTTCCGCGATGCTCGGCAAGCAGGCCGGTCCGACCGCGTGGCCCGCCGCGACGCCCAACGTCGGCCCCTATCCCTACGGGCGCCCGGTCCGCGCGCCGTTCCCGCCGGGCTGAGTCATGCCGGAAGGATTCGGCGCTTTCGGTTCGGACTTCGGTGGTTTCGGACGCACCGACGTTCTGGCCCCGTACAAGCCGACGCCCTACGAAGTGGCGGCCGAGCAGCGCGGGCAGCAGGAAGGCACGCAGAACGACTCGCTCTTTGCGACGGCGCTCAAGGCTCCGAGCCGTCTGTTCGGTGCGGAGTCGATCCGCGGGGCGATTGCCGGGTACGCGACCGGCGGCGTCGAAGGCGCGCTCGAAGGCGCGGCGCACGGCTACGGCTGGCTCACCGACCTCGTGGGCCTGACGGACCACGCGCAGCACGACACGTCGTTCGCGGACATCCGCAAGGCGTTCGGCAACACGCAGCAGAGCGGTGCGGCGGACTTCATCATCAACCTCGCGGGGGACATCCTCACCGACCCGTCGTCCTTCGTGACGATCTTCGGCAAGGTCGGGACCGCGGCGACCACGGGAATCACGCAGTACGCCTCGATCGCCAAGAGCCTTGAGATCGGCGAACGTGCGTTCTTGAAGTTCAAGTACCCGTTCCTGCCCGCGATCGGCATGGGCTTCCCGATCGCCGATCCGTTGCTCAAGACGATGGGGTTCAACTCCCTGTCGCTGAATCTCGCGAAGGGCATCGACCGGATCGCGTCGGCCGTCAGGGTCGGACCGATCGGTTCGATGCTGTCGGCGTTCACTACGAATCTGCCGCCGATCGCCGATCCCGAAGCGGCGCGGGCGTGGGTCGCGGCGAAGAACGCGCTCAAGGAAACTCCGCAGGCGCTGGAATCGTCGTGGCTCCAAGTGTGGGCGCAGACGCCGCGCGACGCGCAGGAGTACGTCCTGCAATCGCCGTCGGCGCAGCGCGTCCTGCGCGAGATGCGCGAGCGTGGTCTGACCTCGTTCGACCAAGAGCACACGCTGCGGGAAATCCTCGGGCGTCCGGCGGAAGTCCTGACGCCCGCCTCGGCCGTCCAAGAGGCCGGGCGCGTGGCGGGAGTCGGCGACATCCGATCTCCCGCGCAGAAGGCGTTCGAGTCGGGAGTAGCGTCCGCCGGCCAGAAGCAGGCGCAAGTCATCGAGTCGGCGCGCGAAGGGCTCCTCGGAGACCTCGATTCGGTCATGGCGCGGCTCAAGGACGATCCGACGCTCAAGACCGCGCTCGACGGGCACTTGGTCCGGTCGGCCGACTTCATGCGCAAGCTCGGCGACAAGGAACTGGCCGAAGGGCTCATCAACTCGCAGCTTGAGTTCTACGTCCCGCGCGACATCAACCCGGCGGCGCGCGACCTCATCAACGCCCGCGTCGGAACGCTGCTTCCCGACGACTTTGCGCAGGGCCGCAAGTTCAGCGACCTGACGACCATCGAAGCAAACGCCGTCGTCCGCAAGATCGGCACGAAGCTCACCGGCTACCAGCCGCTCGAAGACATCGCGAAGCAGGCCGAGCAAGAAGCCGGATGGTTCGCGCAGATTTTCGACAAGCCGTTCCTCAAGCAACTGCGCAAGGTGGACCCGGACGCGGCCGACCTGTTCTCGGTCAATCCGATCTTCGCGGACTTCCTGCGCGTTCGTCGTTCCGGCATCAAGCTCGGGCAGCAGGAGTTCTGGAAGCAAGCGATCAGCGCCGTCTCCAAGGGCTCCGTGGCGGCGAAGGACTTGGCGGCCAAGGCGGATGAGGTCGCGCAGTACACCGGGCAAGGACTGATTCCGGTCGTCGTCGCGCAGGGCAAGAAGGTCGAGTTCCCGAACCTCGCGAACTTCGCCGAAGAACAACTCGGGTACGACGTTCGGGCGCGGTACGTCGCGCACCGTTCGCGTCTCGGCGCGGAAGTTGACAACGTCTTGGGCGGCGAGAAGGCCAACCTCGACTACACGCTGGACCAACTGCACACGGCGCGCGACCTGCCGAACGCGGAGACGGCCGACTTCGCGATCAAGGACGCGGACGACTACGCGACGGTCCAGATGAAGACCGCGCTCGCCGAGGAGCGGAACGCCGCCGAAGCCCGCCAAGTCCTACAGGACGCACGGAAAGGGCTTCTCGGGTACGGGCCTGCGGAAACGCCTCCACTTCCATTTGTGGAACAAGGATCGTTGATTAGACCTCGAAGGGGCTATCTCTACCGCTCCTTTGATGACATCAACGACATGAGACCGTCGCCGTTTCGTCCGGGCTCTGGATACCGCAACGATCTTCCAAGTTCGCATCCGATCAACAACGAAATCAAGTGGAATCCTAAGGGAAAGGCTGCGTCAGAAGGATTCCAGTGGGCGAATCTTGATCGGGGGTTCGTGGTCGAGTTTCCTGCTGGCGCAGAGGCAGGTGTTGTCGAAGGCGGTGCCTACAAAAACCTGTCCAAAGAGGCATGGTCAACGCCTACCGGAAAAACCGGGCAACCGTCGCGTATCTTTTATGGAGTCGATTCGCCTCCTGCCGAGTTTGAATCACTCAGGAAACGCTTTCCAAACACGCAGTTCATCGGAGTTAAAGATGATTGGACTGATGCGCTTGGAAACATGGTCACGTCAGAAGACGAAAACGCATTCAAGGCTGTAAGCGTCCATGCTTTCACTGGATTGCATGACCGATCCGGTGCCGCTCTTGCGGCCTACGAGCAAGCCGCGGCCAACGCCGACCGGCGCATCGCCGCCGCCGGGGCTTCGGCCGCCGAGCGCACCCGGCTGGCGAATCAGATCGCCGACCTCGACGCCGAAGCGAAGTTCCTGAACAAGAGCCTCAAGGACGCCGAGCAGCAGGCCACGGCGGCCGGTCGCGAGTTCGACGCGGCGAGCAAGGGGGCGGACCTGAACCCCGCCGCGGCCGACCAAGCGGCCGAACGCTCCGCCGCGGCCGATCGGTTCGCCGCGCAACACCGGCAGGCCGTCGAAGCCCGCTTGGCCGACATCGCCGACCAGCGGGCGGCGGCGGTTTCAGACCATGCCGAATGGAGTTCGCTCAAGGACGATCTCGCCTTGGCGCGCAACCCGAACGCCCGGAAGCGTCTCATCGACGCCGAGCTGCGGGACTTGTCCGCCGAGGCGTCCGACCGGCTGACCCGCGCCCGGACGAACCGGCTGTCGGTCCAGCAGGCGATTGCGGACCAGATCAACGACCTCAAGGGCGACTACCGCCAGTTCGCCGACTCGATTTCGACCGACGCCTCCCGCGCGAAGACGGTCCTCCAAGCCATGAAGGACGACGGGACGCACGGCCAGAAGGCCGCGGCGGCGATCTTCGCGCAACGGTCCGCCGCGAAGGACGGGATGATCGAGTTCAATGCGCTCACGCAGGCGCAGAAGGACGCGCTCACCCGCCGGGCTCCTGACGCGCTGATCCATTTCGTCGATCCGGCTGACAAGGTCGCGGCGACGTCCTACTTCAACGACCTGACCAAAGCCGACCCGCTGCGGAAATACTCGCTGATCCGCAACCTCGACGCCGCGACCGGAGTCTGGAAGGCATGGACGGTAGGGAACGTCATGTTCCTTAACGCCCGCGTCCGCGACTTCGTCGTCGGACTCGCGATGCTCGGGTTCGGCCGCGGAGGCGTCGTGAAGGGTTCTGCCGTCGTGGACGCGATGGCGGCGTCCAAGGCGTTCCGCACGGTCATGGGCGGCGGAGGGACGCTCGAAGACGTGGGCTCGAAGGTGCTGTTCAAGGGCGTGCCGGCCGAGTTCGACAACGCGAGCAAGGTGCTTTCGTACCTCGCGGACCACGGACAGATCGACTCGGGCCTCGTGCGCGACGAGATTCTGCAATCGTCGTCCGACGCCGTGAAGATGGTCGGTCATACGCGCGTGACGGACTTCTTCTCGAAAAACGCCTTCCGCATCGACCCGAAGTCCAACCCGTTCACGCGCGCCGGGTACGAAGTTGCGAACTTCGGCGACAACTGGGTCAAGATCGCCGGGTTCCTCGACGGCTTGAAGCGCGGCGAGACGCCCGAAGCCGCCTTGGACTTCGTGCGCAAGTGGACCTACAACCCGCTCCGCGACGCGACGAGCTTTACGCGCTTCGGTTTGCGTCGCGCCGTGCCGTTCGGTCAGTTCGCGACGTGGGCGATCCAGCGTTCCGCCGAACAGCTTTTCACGCAGCCGGGAACGATCGGCTGGATTCAGAAGATGCAGGACAACGCCGCGCGGGTTCCTCCGCTCGGCGGCGATCCCATCGACAAGGGATTCAACACGATCCTGCCGGACTTCATCAAGGACGGACTCGGAGTCCCCTACAAGAACACGCCGACCGGGCCGCGCTACTTCCTATTCGGCGGGTACCTACCGGCGGCGGAACTGGGCAAGCTCGCGACGGCGATCGAAGGCGTCGGCGGCGGCAACGAGAGCGCGGACAAGGCGGGGCCGCTCTACCGCTACATCGTCTCGCAGCTCAACCCGTTTGCGAAACTGGCGATCGAGGAGGCGGTGAACCGCGACTCCTTCACCGGGGCTGAAATCAAAGCCTACGAGGGGCAGTCGCGCGAGATGTTCGGGGCCGCCGTTCCCGCGCGCTGGTACCAGCTTTTCCGGCAGGTGCGCATCCTGTCGGAACTCGACAAGCTGAACGTCATCAACCTGCCGCAAGCGAAGGTCATGATCGACGCCGTGGATCGCGGCGCGACGCTCGGAGACCGCGAGCAGCTTCCGGCGGTCGAGCGGTACCTGACCAGCGCGTTCGGCGTCGCGCCGCGGTCCTATCAGGTGGACGTGGCGGAACAGGTACGCGAGGCGCGGCGCGAGGCGGCGAACCGCGTCGGAGAGATGGAGGCGCGCTTGAGGAACACGGTGCAACGCGCGCCGGAAGGACCGAAGCGCAGCCAGAACATCGAGGCTTTGCGGCAGGAACTGTTGCAAGCCGCCGTGGACTCGAAGTCGGTCGAGGACTTGGCGCGCGAGTACCAAGTGCCGCGGACCATTCAGCGGAAGGCGAGCGCGACGCTGGCTTTCCCAAGGCTCGGTCGATGAGCCTCGTATCATCCAGCCTTTCGCACGGACGCAGCCGCGGCGTTGCGCAAGCCACGTCAAGGCCGCCGGGGAGCCGGGCGAAAGGCCCTAATCAAAGGGAACGAACATGGCCTCTCTGATGTTGGCTCGCAAAGCCGAAAACGCTTCGACGCTCGAAAAGTCGATCGCCACGGTCACCGGGTTCACCTGCACGTTCGCGGCGTCGGTGAACTGCGCGGTCATCCAGTCGGACGTGGACACGAAGATCACGGTCAAGTGGAGTGCGTCGGCTCCTACGGCCGAAGGCACGAACGCCGCGCCGGTCGCCGGATGGTCCTACTACGTCGGGCCTTCCTACGGCCCGGTGTTCGTCATGACCGAGGACTTCGCGACGTCGCTCGGCATCTACAACGCGGGCGGCGTGACGGCGGTGCTCAAGGTCAACGCTTGGCTCGCCCCGCTGAACTGACATGCCTACGACTTGGTGGGTTGCGACGACCGGCTCGAACACGACCGGCGACGGATCGCAGGGCAACCCTTACGCGACGGCGCAGAAGGCGCACGACGTAGGGGCGGCCGGCGACACGATCAACGTCCTGCCCGGAACCTACGCCGCGACGCTGACCGTGACGAAGAACAACCTCACGGTCAACGGCTACGGCGGCAAGGCGCGCTTCTACGGCGCGACGGCGGTAGGCGGCAACGCTTGGGCGCTCGACTCCGGCAACATCTGGAAGAAGACCGGCGTGACGATGTCCGGCGCCGTCGGCCCGCTACAGACCAATCAGTCGTTGATTTTCGTGAACCTCGACGGGACGTTCACGAAGGGGTGGCAGATGGACGCGAAGGTCGAGATCGACTCCGTCTCGACCGTCGGCCGCAAGTTCTTCTACGACATCGCCGGGACGACGCTCTACGTCTACTCGACGTCCGATCCGACGACGGCCTTCTCCGCCGTGCATCAGACGCAGACGCGCGGCGCGGCAGGCGTCGAAACCGGCACCTACGGCGGCATCTACGACACCTCGACCGGACTGACGCTCAACGACATCGAGGTCTTCGGCTGGTGGGGCAACGGCTACCTCGGGTATCTCTGCACGACCTTCACGGCGACGCGGTGTTCGTTCTCCTACAACTCGGAGGACGGAGCGGGCGGACACGGCGGCACGAATCCGATCGTCGAACGCTGCGAAATGTCTTGGAACGGCGCGCGGCGGATGCGGGACAAGGTCGCTTTTTCCGACATCGGAACGGACGGCGACGGCTGGTCGTGGCACAAGACGACGACGGGCACGGAGACGACCGGGGCGCAGGACAACTACTGCGTCTACGACGGCAACTGCAAGGACGCCTTCCAGCACATCAACGCCTCGACGTCTACTTCGACAGGGGCGCGCATCTTCCGCTGCAATCTGAACGTCGTGTTCAACATCACGGGCGGGGTGCAGACGATCAAGGGAGCGCGCGTCTTTGCGTCTTCGACGTGCATTTCCGGCATCGGTTTCTCGAAGACCGGCGGAACGGCAAACGTCCTGAAATGCACGTTCGTCGGGTCGGCCGTCGCTTCGACGCCGTGCTTCCGCTTGCTGGTCGGCGGGCCTACGACGGTCGGAGACTGCATCGTCACCGGCTTCTCGGACGTTTCGACGGGCGCGATCACCGAAGACTACAACTGCTTCGGCGGCAACACGGCGGTCACGATCACGCCCGCCGCGCACAGCATCACGACGAACCCGCTGATCGACGCGAACTACGGCATCCCGCGCAAGTCCCCGTGCTGGAAGACCGGCGTCGATCTGTCCGGTTCCGGCGTGACCAAGGATGGGGTCGGACGGACGCTGTCCGCGACTCCTTCGATGGGGGCGCTCGAACCGTATGGAGCCGGTCACTTCGCGCTGCAACTTGCCGCCGCGATCATCGGAGACTGATCGTCCCGTTCCCGCAGGAGACGACGCTTGCCGCCAGAAGTACCGATGCCTACGAATCCGACGACGATGTACCTGCTGACGGCGGTGGTCCTATCCGTCGTCGCGCTCGTATGTTGGGTCGTAAAGTTCACCCTAGGTCGGTTTGCTGACGGGCAGGACAAGATCGTCGCCGCGATCCAAGACTTGAGGAACGACATTGCGACCCTCGTAGGCGCGCAAGGGGCGAAAGATGAGCGACGCTGACGCCTACCTGCTCATGATCAGCCTCGGCGTCGGAGGCATCGTCATGCTTTCGATGCTTTGGGTCTTCGACGAGATGCGTCGCGTTCGCGTCGAGTGTTCACGGATCGCATACATGATGCAGCACGACCGCGCCAACAAGGACATGGCGGTGCGCGGTTTGTGGGATCGCTCCGATCGTTGCGCGAGAAACTGGAACGCGATGGCGCGCTGGACCGAGGCGGCGTCGAGCCGGGTCTACCAGTGCCCTTTGCCTCCGATTCTGCAAACCAATGGTGGTGCCAAGGCTACCGCACGGTAAACTACCGTCGTCCGTCGCGGGCGCTCGTGCGCCTCGCTCCGACAGCACTCTCAGTCCTCTCTCCCGCGGCGCCCGGTCGGTGAGACCGCGACGGACACTTAGCGCAGTAGTGCAGCGGCAGCACGTCAGCCTCATAAGCTGAAGGTCGTCGGTTCGAGTCCGACCTGCGCCATATGAAACGATTGCTACGGCTCCTCGCGTTCGTGCCTTCCGCTCTCATCGCCGGTTGCGCCGCCGATGAGAAGGCGTACCTCGCCGCCAACGACTCCGCGGCGCTCGCGCAGGCGATCCAAGACGACTTCAACGCCTACGTCGAAGCGTCCGACGTGCGGCAACGGAAGGCGCTGGAAGACGCTCTTGCGGCGATCGAGCGCGCCTACGACCTTGAGACCGAGGCGGCCCTGACGGCGGCCACGGACTCGCGCAGCACGATCGACGCCGACACGGTGCGGAAGCTCATGGCCGACCGGGCGGCCAAGCGGGCGCTGGTGTCGGCCAAGCGCGCGGACGTGCTGGCGCAACTGGACGCCGAGCGGAAGGCGTGGTTGGCGAATCCGAAGTTCAAGCAACAGGACCGCGTGAACGCCGCCATCATCGCCTACACCAAGGCGCGGTCGGACCTCGTGCAGTTTGTCGAAAGCCTCAAGCCGGGAGCCTCCAAGTGAATCCGACCCCCGCCGAAGTCGTACTTGCCGCGCGCACCATCCTGACCGCCGCGAAGTCGTCCTCGTCGTCCACCGACGATTTGCTGTCGTCGGTCGGGCCTCCGAAAGACGACGTGATTGCGACGGGACCGCTGCCGTTCGCGAAGGCCGCCGAGGTCGATCAGCACATCGCCGACCTGAACGCCGCGCTGGCGTCCGACCCTGCGGCGATCCTGACGGCGGCGCGAGGGGCGCTCAAGTTCTTCGGACTGGCGTAGGGCCGGCCCGACCGACGCGGAGCAACGACATGGCGAAGAAGCGCAAAGGCAAAAAGGGCTGCTGAAAGCCGCCTGACGCCCGCCCCGCAAAGCGATTTGCGGGGCGTTTTCGTAGGTGCCTACCCTGACACCGGCCGCAACGTGCCGGTCCGGGTGCTGCCGATGTCCGCGGCGGCCACTCCGAGACACCGCTTGCAGTAGCGCGGCGAACGGTTGTCGCGCCGCTGCTCCCGGCGCTCCTCGGCCAGAATGTAGACCCTCCTGCCGCACGTCAGGTTGCGGCAGAAAGAGACGTAGACCCGCTCGTTGATGAACGGATTTTTGGTCTCGCCGTTGCTGTCTATGTAGGTGCGGTAGGTGTAGTCGGTCACCTTCGCGCCTCCGCCACATCCCGATCGCGCCACGTCGTCAGCGCGACGGCGGCCAACAGCAGCAGCATCGACGCGACGACCATCGCGCCGAGGAAGCGGTCTTGACGGCTCATTCCTCGTTCTCCGCGTTCTTGCGCTCCATGCGCCAAAGCTGGATTTGCAACAGGCCGATGCAGGCGGAAAAACCTCCGGCGTACCAGCTGGCGGCGAGTTCCGTCGTCGTCGTGTTTTCGTGCGGCGTGCAGATCACGACCGACGCGGACGTGCGGGCGCGGATTTCGTCCACCAGATCGTCGAGCGTAAGGTGGGATAGTTCTTCGCGGGGGTTCGTCATGCGTCTCCTCGCTCAAAGCGGTCGGCGAAGGCAGTCATCTGCCGCTTGGCTTCGAGCAGTCCGACTCCTACGTTCGGAGTTGCGCTCGCTTTCAGAGCGTCAGCCGCCTCCCTGATCGCGTCCGCCGCGTACTTGCGCACCGCCGCGTTCAGCAGCTCGCAAGCCTCATACGAACCGTCCTCAGCGGTCCAGATGATCCGAGCATCTTTGCCTTCGCCATGAACGAACGCCATTTCCTTGGCGTCCCAACGACCGAACGACTTGGCGGTCACGGCTTCACTCCTTGGCCTTGGCGCGGCAATCAGCCGCCATGCGCAGCAACGACTCGGTGACGGTCACGACGCACATGCGCGGGTGGTGGCAGAGCTTGTCTTCGGTTTCTTTGACGGCCATGAACTTCTTCGCCGCCTCCTCGAACGCCTCCGCGCGGGCCTTGGCGACCATGTCGCGCAGGCGGTCACGTACTTTGATCCCGTCGTCCTTCGTCTGCGACAGGATGTAGAAGACGAACGGCTCGCCGAGTCCGGTGACCGTCACCTCGTTCTCGACGCACTCGCCCCGTGGTCCGTCGCTCATTTCCCGTCTCCGTCCTTCCCGCGCGCGGCGCGGCGGGCGTCGTGGGCGGCGGTCCATTCACGAGCCGTTTGCACCGTCGCGAGCCTGTGGTCGTGATCGCGAGGAATGGTCGCGCTGCACAACGGACACGAGCGGTTGCCGGGAGTCGCCATCATCCGTCGCGCCTCATCGCACGCCTTCGCCTCGGCGTCGCGCTCGGCCTCGACGGCGGCGAGGCGGTTCAGGAACGGGACGACGAACGCCATGCCGGGACTCGTCATTGGTTGCGGACCAAGACGGTCATCGTCGTACCAGTACCACTCGCCGTCGATCTTCTCGTAGCGAGTGTCGTCGATCTCCAACTTCCCCGCGCTCACGGTCGCGGCTCCGAGGCGGGAGAAGGCGAGAGGGCGGCGTCGAATGCTTTGCATAGGTCGCAACTAAACGGTTCGACGCATTGAATGTAGGAGCCGTTTTCTTCATCCCACACATGCGGATCGTTCCTGAGAACCTTCGCCGCCTCGACGACGCGCCGCATCCGCTCGTTCTCCGCCCGCATCGACTCCACTTCGGCGACGAGGGCGGGTATGTCCAACGCAGCCAACGTCACAGAGTTCATGTCTTGGACGCATGTCGCGCGTACCATCCGATCCTTGATCGGCCCGAGGTCAAGCGGAGGCTTCATCGCGTGACTCCGGCGAGGGCGGTGTGGAGAGACCCAAACGCAGCCCTTAGCGGGATTCCCGCGCTAAATACTTCAGGAACTGTCGCCGCGTCATGCACCTCCATCGCCGCCTCCGCGACGGCGACGAGCTTGAGGAGATCGCGGCGAATCGCGCAGTTTCCGCAAGAGCAGTCAGAACGAGTTTTATGGAGCCATTCCGTCGCGCGCTGCTTCACCTCGCTCAGCTTCATCGGTATCTCCAAGCGTTCTCCTGCTCCCACAGACAGTTGCGCTGAAAAATCGCAAGAATTATCATTGCCGACAGCAGCAGCGTTGCGATTAGACCGGCCCAAGAAAATCGCTCGTTTTTGGATGCGCTCATCGCTTCACCTTCTTCGCCTTGGGCAACGGCAGCGTGATGCGGACGATGGGGCCGCAGACAACGCCTGCCCTACGGGTGTAGGTTCGGTATTTGAATGCGTCACGCTTCTCGTTGTAGACAAACGGAACGCCACATGCGCTCGCCCACGCCCACGCCGTCACGGTGTTCTTGGGGTTCATGTCGTCTCCTTGATCGCGTCGAAGCGGCGCTTCCATTCAGTCGTTCCCGGCGGGCACAGCGGAGCGCGTTCGACCATCGCGCGCATCTCCTCCGCCAGCTTCGCAAGGTGGAAGGCGCGGCAGATAGATTCGGCTTCCTCGGCGTCGGCGACGCGAACGAACAATCCGAGTCCTTCGACGTGACATCCGAACGATGGATCATTGCACGGCAGCCACGTCACCGGCGCATCCGCCGGAGCCTTCGACTTCTCGTAGGTCATCTCACTCCTCCATCGCCTTGAGCGCGGAGAGGGCGGCGTTGATCTCCATCGTCTCGCACGAATCCGCATGTCGCTCCGGGTACTCGTCGGCGTTCGTGATCTGTTCCGGGTCCGGCCAGTCGCAGCCGCAAATCTCGCAGAACATCATATCGGGATCGTCTTCCTTGTCTCCGCTATGACGTGTGATCCACGGACGGGACGCAACAGCCTCGATCACCCGCGCGACGGCCTTGACCCGCTCGGGGTGCAGGTAGGCGATGTAGTCGGCGTTGCGTGCGTCCTCATTGTCCTTGCCAAGACACGCGATGAACGCGCGTCCGAACTCGCAGCCGTCACGAACGACGTAGTACCCCTCGTTCACACAGTCGTGGAGTTCGGCAACGCACCACGGGGAAAACGTCGCCTTCTCCGCCAACTCGCGCATACGAGCGGCGGGGGTGTTGGTGGTCATGGGTGTGCCTTGTCGTGATGCCACGGAGCGCAATCGAGTCGTTCGAGCATTTCAGCCAACTCACGTGCATCGCTTGTTGCGACGTGACAACAAATCGGAATCGCGTTTTCTTCGCCAGAGTGTGCGTACTCCTTGCGTATCGAAACGAAAACCCTTGATGCCGTATCCGCGATGAACTCGTTGCGCGTCACGTCAGTAATCCTCCGCCTCGGCGCGAGTGATGAAGAAGTGAATCCCTCCCGCGCACTCCTGCCATCGGTCGTCGCACCACTGATCGCAAGCGACCGTCGCACCGACGCGGTACTCGGTCTTGCCGTCGTGCGTCGAGATTCCGACCGTTCCGCCGACCACTTCGAGGACTTCGACGCGCTCGGCGCGGCACTTCCTGCCCGTCGCGTTAGATCGCTTGGCGTCGGATGGAATGCGAAGTCTCACGATGATCCCGTCGCGGCATTTCTTCCATCCGTCGAACGCACCCTGATCTGGCACGATTGAAAGACGCGCTTTGTCCGCGCCGCTGAGGTCCGC